ATGGACAGATTAACAAAAGAACAGAGGCATAAAAACATGTCCAAAATTAAAAGTAAAGACACCTCGATAGAAATACGTTTAAGAAAGGCACTTTGGAAAGAGGGAATTCATTATAGAAAAAACTATACTGATTTGCCAGGGAAGCCAGATATTGTGCTTACAAAATATAAAATTGCGATTTTTTGTGATAGCGAGTTTTTTCATGGAAAGGATTGGGAAGTTTTGAAACCAACTCTGGAAAGGGGAAATAATCCGCAGTTTTGGATAAAAAAAATTGGGCGTAACATTGAAAGAGATGATGAAATTAATAAAGAACTTAATTTTATGGGATGGACAGTAATCAGGTTCTGGGGAAAAGATATAATAAAAAACACGGAAACCTGTGTACAAGTTGTGAAGGAAGCTATCTTTGATAGTATATTGCAGGAGGTTGAAGATGAGTGAAAGTGGTACAGTAGTATTGATAAAATACCTGACAGAGCATGTGGGGGAGGAAATACCGTTACAGACTTTAAATGAAATCTGTGGATCAGCCGGATTGCATCATTGGGATAGAGTCATAAGAAATTTAAAGCAACAGCAGGGATATGATATATCTAATAAAAGGGGAGAATGGTATAAGTTAAATTCTTTAGAACGAAAGAATGTTAAAGGAAAAAGAGGGTACATAAATAAAAAATTAAGATTCTTAGTATTGGAAAGGGACAATTATACATGCCAAGCATGCGGACTTACACCAGCGGATGGGGTAAAACTGGTAATGGATCATGTTGTTCCTGTTGATTGGGGCGGAACAACAGACTTTGATAATTTACAAGCATTATGTACAGATTGTAACGAAGGAAAAAAGGCATGGATTAATGCAGAAGATGCTGCAACTATGCGTGAGGTTTGTATGCAAACTAACACAGCAGATCGTTTAAGGGTATATTTCGAACATCATCCTAATGAGGAGATTGATGTCGACAAATTAGCTGTAGTTGCAAAGACAAGAGAGTGGACAAGACAATTAAGATTTATAAGGGCTAATTGTAATATGAATATTCAGCCGCTGAGAAAAAATAAGAAAGAAAATCGTAAGAAAGATGCATACATTTATTTGAAGGAGGATTAATATGGCAAGTGCAAAACAAAAATTAAAAGATTATTTTACTCAACATGTTGGAAAGGATATAGACAGGGAAACTTTGCGAGAAGTTGCAGGAAATATACAGGATTGGCAGCGTGCACTAAGAACATTACGACAGGAAACGGGACTTGATATTGTAGCGACAAAGAACGGATACATTTTGACTTCTTTAGAGCCAAAATATGAACCACAAATAAGAAAGAATATTGATAATAAATTAAAATATGCTGTGTTACAGAGAGATAACAGTACATGTCAGAGATGTGGGGCTAACATTCATAACACACCTAATGTGAAATTGGTAATTGATCATAAAATCCCAGTTGAGTTGGGCGGCAGTACAACTATTGATAATCTGTGGACATTGTGTAGTGACTGCAATGGAGGAAAGCAAGCATTTTTTACAGATGAAAATACTGAGAGAATGAAAGAAATTATGCAGATGGGAAGTGCTGCTGCAAGGTTGCAGGCCTATTTTGAGATGAATCCTAATAAGGTAATTGAACCAACCAAACTGCAGACGGTAGCAAATGTCCGTGATTGGGAAAGAACCTTAAGAATGGTAAGACAGAAAACTGGAATGGATATTCAATGGGTTAGACCAAATGATGAATATGCAATGGGCGGATATATTTATAAAAAAAGTGAGTGATAAGTGAATTATTGACTTGCTATATCAAGGATGCAACGGTATAATCTGTTGCAATACAAAGAGGAAAGGCTGGAATTATTAAATGGAAACCAATAAAACAACATATAAAAGTATTGATTTATTTGCAGGAATTGGAGGCATACGATTAGGTTTCGAGAGAGCTTTTGGTGATAAAATCGATACTGTATATGTTTCGGAATGGGATGAATATGCCCAAAAAACATACAAAGAAAACTTTAAAGATAATTTTGATATAGCTGGTGATATAACCCAAGTTGATGAAAAAGATATTCCGGATTTTGATATATGTCTAGCAGGATTTCCGTGTCAGGCATTTTCAATGGCAGGAAAAAGGATGGGATTTGATGACGATTATAAGGGAATGTGTAGAGGCACCTTGTTTCAGGATGTTGTTAGAATCTGCGAATATCATAAGCCCAAGGTTATTTTTTGTGAGAATGTAAAAGGTTTGACCAATCATGACAAAGGAAGAACATTTAAAATAATAAAAAATGCATTTGAGCAAATTGGATATACAGTATATAGCAAAGTGCTTAATAGCAAAGATTTTGGAGTACCACAAAATAGGGAACGAATTTATATTGTGGCATTCAGAAAAGATATAGAGTCTACATGTTTTAAGTTTCCAGATGGAAATGAATCAGATACATGCATTCAAGACATTATGGAAAAAGAACCAGTCAGTGTTAAATATTATCTTTCGACAGTGTATATAGACACACTGGTAAAGCACAAGGCCAGACATGAAGCAAAAGGTAATGGATTCGGATACGAAATACGAGATTTAAAGGGACAGGCGGGGGCCATCGTCTGTGGAGGAATGGGAAGAGAAAGAAATTTAATAATAGATACGCGCTTAAAGGATTTCACACCAGTGACACACATCAAAGGTGAAGTTAATCGTGATGGTATAAGACGGATGACACCTCGTGAGTGGGCAAGATTGCAAGGGTTTCCAGACACATATAAGCTGAGTCTGGCAGATACGCATTTATATAAACAATTTGGAAATAGTGTTACTGTAAATGTTATAGAAGCCATAGCAAACGAGATTAAAAAAGTATTGGATCAAGCATAAAATCGGAATTTGTATATATAAAAATATAATTTCCGTGCACAAGTATTGCAAGAATGGGGTAATTATGACATGAAAATTGGAAGGAATGATCAATGCCCATGTGGCAGTGGAAAAAAGTATAAAAATTGTTGTCTAAAGAAAATATCAATGAATACCAATGATTTGATAAGGAAAATGGTTTCTGATTTTGGTGATACAGGGGCGTTGGCAGACATTCTTTGCAATTTAAATAGTTATATGCATAAAAAACAATGGTGTGGTGCTTGCCATGCAAGCTGTGCAGCTTTATATGTGGCTTTATGCGAGGCTGGATATCAACCTAAATTATGTATCGGAGAGATGCTTGGAGAGGGACTTTATTTTGATCATTCATGGATTGAATTAAATGGTTATATTTTTGACCTTGCAATTAGCATGACTTTAATGGGCGGAGCGGCAGCGTCAGAACCTATCGTGTTTGGAAAGAATATTCGAACAGGCGAAAACCCTAAAATCAAATACGGAGTTCCGGGAAGAGGTATAGAGGGAGAATCGTTAATAGTTAAGGCTATGCCGTTTGTTGAATTTATGGACATGTTTCCAGATGAACTTGATGGATTATGGGGTGTTGTCAGAGAGATTTTAGGTAAGAATATTGATATACCAGCTCTTCGTAAAAAATATGAACATGTAAATCGAGTTGTTGTAAGAAATGAAGATTAATAGAGAAAAATATAGCACAAGGAGAAAACGTGGCACAGATTAAAATATTTCAATCAGAGACATATCCATCAGAAATCCAAAAGGTACGAGAGTGCATTTTGGATTTTTCTGAAAGTACAAAGAAAGAATTGATAGAAACGGAATATTTAAATGATTATGCATCATCAAAATTGTGGGATGCTAATTCGGATTTTGGAAGAGTCCATAATAAATTAATGACCGTGTTAGAAAATCATAGTATAATCGCTTACCATAATACAAGACTTGCAAAACCATCCAAAATTATGTGTAATGGCTTAATTTTTTCAGATGAAAGGTATATAGATTCCTTGAGAGAAGATATGCAACAACAAAATGTACAACAGGAAATGATAGGTGATATAATTTCAAGGGTGATAAAGGAACGTGACCGCTGGGAGCACAATGGCGTAAATCGCAGAAAAAATGAAATCTGCTTCATATTCGATATGGATTACTATAAAGATTATGATAAATTTTTAGCTACATATGGTGGTGAATTTCTGGAATTTGCGTTGGAAAGCATAAAGCATAATGGAAACTTGAAAAAATACAGGGAAATCATAAAACTTGGAAAGCCTTATGTTGTTGAATTTACAATTCCGTTTTCAAAAATAGATAGATTTCAAAAACAAGATATTGCACGCTATATGCTAGAAGAATGGATTCATTTGGATATAAGGAAAGATGAAGTGGCACATCAGTATGATGGAAGAATTGAATTTGAAATTCCAGCAGAAAATATTATTAAGTTGCATGATGTAGAAGATTATTTTCCAGATATGGATAAATGGCTATTTGATGAAACTTAATATAGCAACCAAGCATTACCTATATATGCAGGTATAGAAATGCAACTTGACAAATCGAACGAGTGTTCTTATAATAAAATCATCGCTACGTTAGGATACATATCGCAGAGTAACACTATCAGGTTGGTTCACTTTCCCTTGACTGACCGCAGTATTAGGAGGCGATGGTTACATGACATTTGAAATCGGTTCGACAGCTTATATTGTCGAGAGCAACTGGATCATCCGTGAAGTGACTATAGTTAAGCGGAACGGAGACTTTTATATAATCCGGTTTGGCACAAGAGGCGGCATCCAAGTGAGAAGCAACAGGCTTTTTGCAAGCTATGAAGATGCGGATTCTTCCATACATAAAAAGACAGAAAAAAGGACGGGATATCGTTCTCCATATGACTACATACACTAAAGTGAATGGAAGGGGATAATTTTGCAAAAAAATATGATTGACAATCCCCTTCAAATTTTATATACTTTAGTTAGCAAGTTAGCGAACAAGCAAGCGTGCTAATAAATGAACACCGATATAAAAGCGAAAACGAAGAAAAAATTAAAACGAAAAGAAAAGTGAAAACAGAGAAAAGGTGAAAATTATGATGTATGCGAATTTTGGAGAATTTATAAGCAAGAAGAGAGTTGAAAAGAAAATCACACTGAGGAAAATGGCTGATATGTTAGGCGTATCCGCACCGTTTTTAACTGATGTAGAAAAAGATAGACGCAACCCCTTCGATATGGAAAAACTTACACAACTCGCACAGATACTGAATTTGTCAAAAGAAGAAAACGCACAGATGCTTGATCTTGCTGGAAAGAAGAGAAATGCCGTAGCACCGGACCTTCCAGAATATATTATGGAACGGGACTATGTCAGTGCAGCTTTGAGGACAGCAAGGGACTTGGATGCAGGAGAAGAAGAATGGAACCAGTTTGTCGAGGAACTGAGAAAGCGAAAGGGGTAAGAACCTATATATGTATAGACCTGAAATTAAAAGAAAGAGATCTGGGGCACCAGTGTTAAGCAGAAAAGAGATTGATGTTATCGGACAGAATATTGTCGGGGATTTTATGCCGGAAGCATTAAAATCTCCACAGGAAATAGATATCGATTTGTTGGCACAGGATTATCTGGGAATGGATCAGGATTTTCAGTACCTGTCGCACTGCGGTGTTTATCTTGGGATGACGGTGTTCAATGACACGGACAAAGTACCCGTGTATGATCCGCAGAATAACTGTGCAGATTATATCAGTGCAAAAGCACATACCGTGATAATCGATAAGATGCTCTTGGAAGAAAATCAGGAACACAGATATCGTTTTACGATGGGACACGAGGCAGGGCATGAGTTTTTACATAAAGAATATTTTGCCTATGATCCTGACCAGATAACACTGTTTGACCTGATGGGAGAAACTCTGGCACCAATGGTTCAGTGCCGTGTGGACACAAAGAAGATGGACTGCCGGACATCGAAAAGCTGGACAGACAGGGACTGGATGGAGTGGCAGGCAAATGCGTTATCATCTGCAGTTCTGATGCCTGTTTCAATGGTGCGGATGGTAGCTGATAATTTCAAACGGCCCGGACTACAGCAGATTTTTTGTCATTATGCATTGGCTGAAGAAGTGGCTTCCGTATTTAATGTCTCATTTGAAGCAGCAGGATACAGACTGAAACAGCTTGGATATATTCCACAGGAGACACAACTGAGTACAGATATTCTTAACATGATTTCTTTTGATTTAGCTTGTAATTACTAGCAGAAGGTTGGAGTATGCGGATTACAGAATGATCCGCATATTTTTTTGCCCTATGTGTTAGCAAGTTAGCGAACAAATGAACAGGAATATTTAGATGAAAAATGGAATATAATACAGAGCCTGTCAGTATAACAATATTATAGGGTTCAGAATAAGATATGCTGAAATTCAAAAATTATGTATATTTTTTGTTATAACTTTTCGACACGAAGCATATCATAAAAAAGAAAGATGTCAGATTATGGAAGAAGGTGAGAACACATGGCAGATGGAGTGATACATAGATGCACCAAGAAGTGCCCATACAACAAAAAATGCTTTGTATGCAAAACAGAGACGGAAGTATCAGGGAATGTTGTGGTGCTTCATAAATGTGCAGTTACGAAAGAGGATATTCCGATTCAAATAGGAAAAGCAGAAAATGCCTGTGTTTTATGATGGGCAGAACAGTAAACTTAATAATTGGACTAGCTTGTAAAGACAGCCACTAGAATGTGCTGATATTACAGTAGCCTACGAAACAGGGATGTTAGTAGAATGCTGTAAAAAATCAGGGATTCTAGTGGCTTTCTTAAAGTCAGCCATTTTTAGCCAACAGCCTGTTTGTGTGACAGACTGTTGGCTTTTTTGTTTCAAAAAAATGGAAAGCTGACGGATTAAGTTAATTACACAGATAATTTTCTCCATTGCAGTGAACAAAGAATTAAAGATTTTCAGGAACAAAAGGGAGAACAAGTATATAGATATCTGATTACGATACGCATTTGGGTAGTATGGATGTTCTTCTGACCGATGAGATTCAGTTCAGCATTGGAGATAAAAATACCTAACCTTATATATTCTCCGTTTGAAAAATTCAAAACACGATTTTTTTCAAAATAAAAAAGCGAATAAAGAGAAGAAGGTAATAGGAAAAAAATTCAAGAAAAAAATCGAATAGGAAATTAGCCTTCCTATTTGGATTTTATATTTCTATCAGACAAGGACGAAGGGAGGTGAAAAGCTGTGAGTGCAAATGAGCGAAGAGTTGAGATCATGCGAATCATGGTCGCACGAAGACAAGAGAATATGCAGGTTTTAGCTGCTGAGCTTGGTGTTACGGATAGAACTATCCGAAATGACATTCTTGTGCTTACGGCTGAGTATCCTCTTGAAACTACTAGAGGTAACGGAGGCGGTGTCCGTATCGCTGACTGGTATCATCCACATAAAAATATTTTTTCACAGGATCAGATTTCGGTTTTGGAACAGTTGATGGACAAGGCTGATGATGAACAGAAAAAAGTGCTTGACCAGATGCTCCGTGAATACGGCTCTAACAAGTATAGTCCTGCAGTCTAGAATCTAGGACAGGCGGATGACGATCTGCCATCTAAGTACATTATTGACGAGTACCCCACGGCCATGAGAGCCGAATGAGAAAGGATGATTTTATTATGAAAAAGAAAATTTTTATCTGCAGCCCTTATCGGGGCAGAGTCGAGGAAAACAAAAAGAAAGCAGTGAGCTACGCAAGGATCACTGCCATGTCAGGTGACGTTCCAATCGTACCACATCTCTATTTCCCATCATTCCTCGATGACAATATCCCAAACGAGCGAATGACAGGCATCGCAATGGGTCTTGAACTCATGGATATGTGCGATGAGGTGTATGTGTTCGGTTTCGACATCACGGAAGGCATGAAGTTTGAACTTGACCATGCAAAGGAAACAAGGAAGCCTGTAAGGCTTTATGATACGGATTTCAATACCGTGAATGTCAGGACCATTCCAGTGGATGAACGTGCGGATGCCAGATACAAGGGCATCATCAGAAATCTGAAGGTGTTGAAGTAGGAGGTCCGCCATGACAGCAGTCAATGTCCGTTACGGACTGTATCCGGGTGACCGTCTTATGGTCACTGCTGGAAAGAAAAAGAAGAGAGCAACCGTAGTAAAGGAGTACCCATTCCATATTCTGATGGACTGGGGAAAGTATAAGTCCAGCGTAAACAAAATCGATGTGTATACAGGTGATGTGAAGCTGGCACGTATTTGAAAGGAGAGAACGCCATGAGCGAAGCATTGTTATTGGTAGCTGAGGGCTACGAACAGATTGCTGCAGGAATCAGAAAGATGGTCGCAGCACAGAAAGATACATCCAAAAAGGAAGAGAAGCCTGTGAAGAAGACAGAAAAGAAGGAAACCCATGTGACAGATACATCGAAGGATGAAGCTGCCCCGAAGGAGAAAACGGTGGACAGAAAGACGGTCCGTGCTTTCCTTGCGGACAAGTCCAGATCAGGAAAGACATCGGAAGTCAAGAACCTGATCGAGCAGTTCGGATTCCAGAAGCTTTCAGATGTTCCTGATGAGAAACTTCCAGAACTGTATGAGAAAGCGCAGGTGCTTTAATGGGCGGACATGCAAGGTTCTCCCCATCGTCCGGTAAAAGACGTCTGGAATGCCCACCATCGTTACTGTTGGAGGAGCAGTTCCCGGACGAAGAATCTCCCTTCGCAGCAGAGGGGAGTGCCGGACATGCGATGGCAGAGTACCTCATCAATAAGTATCTGAAGAAAAGAACCAAAAGACCTGTATCTGATTATTATTCGGATGAACTGCTCGAAGCCGTGGATGATTACGTGGAATATAACATCACCCAGATTGAACAGGCAAGGAAGGACTGTGATGAACCATTCATCGGAGTGGAACTGAAGGTCAGCCTGGCACACAGGATCGAAGGATGTTTCGGTACTGCAGATATGGTGGTGGTCGATTCCCATAAGATCCATATTATCGATCTGAAGCTCGGCAAGGGTGTGGTGGTCGATGCAGAACAGAATGTCCAGCTTATGATCTACGGACTGGGAGTCCTGGACATGCTCGGTTTCTTATATGAGATCGACACGGTGGAGCTTACCATTGTTCAGCCGAGGATCGAGCATTTCTCCACCTGGGAGATATCAGCTGGGGAACTGCTTGCATGGGGAAAGGACGTCCTTGAACCGGGGGCAGCAAAGGCTCTTTCAGGCGAGGGAGAGTTTAAAGCCGGAGACCACTGCCGATTCTGCAAAGCAAGATTTACATGCCGTGCAAGGGCAGAGGAGTATTTAAAACTTGCCCAGATGGAATTTGCCGAGCCGGCCCTTATGTCGGATGAGGAAATTGCAGAAGTCCTTTCCAAGGCAGATGCGCTGAAGAAATGGGCAGAGGAGGTTTATACCTATGCTCAGAATGAAGCAGTAGTTAACCATAAAGAATGGCCGGGCTACAAACTGGTCCTTGGAAGAAGCAACCGTAAATATACGGATGAAGAGGATGTGGCAGAGGCAGCACAGAAAGCCGGATATACGGATATCTTCAAAAAGAGCCTGATCGGCATTACCGAGATGGAAAGGCTGATGGGCAAAAAGAAATTTAATGAGATCCTTGGTTCACTGGTGTACAAGCCTGACGGCAAGGTCACCCTGGTGCCGGATTCAGATAAAAGAGAAGCAGTTAAAACAGCAACCGCAGAAGCGGATTTTAAGGAGGAATAATCTATGACAACAGCAAATGTAACCAAAGTAATCGTACCTTGCAGACTCAGCTATGCACACCTGTGGGAGCCGGATTCCATCAATGGAAGCGAACCGAAGTACTCCGTATCCTGCATCATTGACAAGAATGATAAGGAGACCATTGCCAAGATCAAGAAGGCAATCGAGGTGGCAAAGGATGAAGGAAAAGGTAAGTGGGGCGGTAAGATCCCGGCAAACCTGAAGACACCGTTAAGGGACGGTGACATCGACAGACCGGAGGATGAGGCATATGCGGACAGTATGTTCTTAAATGCCAACAGCAAACAGGCCCCTCAGATCGTGGACAGACAGGTACAGCCTATCCTTGACCAGAGCGAGGTATATTCCGGCTGCTACGGAAGGATATCCATTACATTTTACGCTTACAACAGCAACGGAAATAAGGGTATCGCAGCAGGGCTTGGAAATGTACAGAAGTTAAGGGATGGAGAGCCTCTCGGTTCCAGAGCAAATGCCAGGGATGAATTCGAGGCAGTGGATGCGGAGGACGATTTCCTCGCATAGGAACAAAGCAGCAGATCATAGGAAGGGCGGTGGCATACACCGCCCGGATACATAAAGGAGATGTACTTTCATGGAAGAACTGATGAAGGAGCTTAACAGCATAAAAAAATATATCCCGTATAACACATACCGCACCATCAAAGGGCAGATGAAGTCCGGCAATGCGGAAGCAGCAAGAACGGGGATCAGCAGAATAAAGAAAAGAGCGGAGGGACAGAAGCATGGATACACTTGCAATTGATATTGAAACTTATTCAGACGTGTCACTGCCGGACTGCGGGGTACACAGGTATGCAGCATCGGAGCAGTTCGAGATTCTGTTGTTTGCATACAGTCTGAATGACGAACCGACACAGATCATTGACCTGGCATCCGGGGAGAAGATACCGGATGAGATCATGGAATATCTTATGGATGATTCCGTAATAAAGACCGCTTATAATGCAGCATTCGAGCGGAACTGTATCAACCGATTCTTCGGTCTTTCCTTAAAACCGGAAGGATGGAGATGTACGCTTGTCCAGGCATCCATGCTGTCACTTCCGCTGTCACTGGAAGGCGTGGGGGAAGCACTGAACCTTGATAAGAAAAAGATGTCCGAGGGAAAAGACCTCATCCGCTATTTCTGTATGCCGTGCAAGCCTACCAAGGCAAATGGTGGAAGGACAAGGAATCTTCCGTCCGATGCACCGGAGAAGTGGGAACTGTTCAAGACATACTGCATCCGTGACGTGGATGTGGAAAAACAGATTAGGAATAAACTAACGAAGTTCCCGATACCGGACAGGGAGCAGGAACTCTACTGCATGGACCAGAGAATCAATGACAGGGGCATCATGGTGGATCAGGAGCTTATCGGACACGCTGTGGCATGCGACCTTCTGTATAAGGAAACGGTAACGAAGAAGGCATATGAGATATCAGGACTGGAAAATCCGAACAGCGTATCGCAGCTTAAGGACTGGCTGAATGAAAAGGGCATCGAGGTGGATTCCCTTGCCAAGGCTGCCGTGGAAGATCTGGTAGAGAACACACAGGGTGATGTGGCAGAAATGATGAAGCTGAGACTTGCCATGTCAAAAACATCCGTAAAGAAGTACGAAGCAATGGAGCGTTCGGTATGTCCTGACGGCAGGGTGCATGGATTATTACAGTTTTACGGGGCCAACCGCACGGGCAGATGGGCCGGCAGACTTGTGCAGATCCATAACCTTCCGCAGAACCATATGGAAGACCTGGAACTGGCACGCTCCCTTGTAAAGGAAGGCAGATATGATCTGGTGGAGCTTTTGTATGATTCCACACCGGATGTGCTTTCGGAGCTGATCCGTACCGCATTCGTGGCAAGACCCGGATGCAGATTCATCGTCAGCGATTTTTCAGCAATCGAGGCGAGGGTCATGGGCTACCTTGCCGGAGAGGGATGGGTCATGGAGGAGTTCCGTGGTGCCGGAAAGATCTATGAGCAGACGGCATCCAAGATGTTCCATATCCCAATCGGAGAGATCACAAAGGGAAGTCCGTACCGTGCAAGGGGAAAGGTGGCATCACTTGCCTGTCAGTATGGCGGTGCGGAAGGTGCGCTCATCAGCATGGGAGCATTAAATTTTGTGGAAGAAGAGGAACTGAAAGGATTGGTGCAGTCATGGCGGACTGCCAATCCGCACATCGTGAATTACTGGTATGAGATCGACGATGCGGTAAAGGCAGCCGTGAAAGAGAGGAAGATGACAAAGGTCGGAATGGTGACGGTATATTACCAGTCCGGGATGTTAAAGATCGCACTGCCGTCCAGAAGAGTGCTGTCCTATGTAAGACCAAGGATGACCGTGAACCGCTTCGGCTCGGAAAGTGTCAGCTATGAAGGAATCGGCACGAACCGCAAGTGGACAAGGATTGAATCTTACGGTGCAAAATTCTGTGAAAATATCGTCCAGGCAACCGCCAGGGATGTACTGGCAGAGGCAATGCTCCGTCTGGAGAAGAAGGGATTTGATATCGTGTGCCACATCCATGATGAAGTGGTGCTTGAAGTGCCGGAGGGAACATCCTCGGTGGAAGAAGTCAATAGGATCATGGCGGTATGCCCTGACTGGTGTGAGGGGCTTCCGCTTAAAGCTGCCGGATTTGAAAGTCCGTTTTACAAGAAAGATTAGGAGGAACTTATGGGAGGATGCAACAGGGAAGGGTATCCGGATCCGACCGCAGGTATTGCAATCGGACGGGTCATGAAACAGGAAAAGCGTAAAAAGAAGGAGGTAAAGAAGGATGTTCGTATCGATCGGAAACTCAAGAATGGACAAAAAGTTTAACTGTACGGATATGACATATGAAGATTTTGTCAGCCGTCTGTCCAAGACAAAATATACTGCGGAAACAATGGAGCAGTACAGGAAGATGCCGAAAGGACAGCAGGACAATATCAAGGATGTCGGAGGATTCGTCCTTGGAAAGCTGAAGGGAGGACGCAGGAAGAAGGACTGCGTGATCTCCAGATCCGCCATCACGCTTGATATGGATTACGGAACACAGGGCATCATTGATGAACTGGAAATGTTCTTTGACATGAAGATGGTGGTGTATTCCACACATAAGCACACACCGGAGAAACCGAGACTGCGTATCATCATATTCCTGACAAGGGATGTGACACCTGATGAGTACGGAGCAGTCAGCCGTATGCTTGCATCGGATATCGGCATCGAGCTTTTCGATGATTCCACCTATGAACCATCAAGACTGATGTACTGGCCGAGCACTTCCAGTGACGGAGAGTATGTATTTCAGGTGATTGAAGGGAACGAAGTCGATCCAGATGAAGTACTGTCCCGTTATAAGGACTGGCATGATGTATCAGCGTGGCCGGTGAGCAACCGTCAGGCATCCGTTGTGCAGAGGGATATCAAAAAACAGGCTGACCCGCTTTCCAAGGACGGGCTGATCGGGGCCTTCAACCGCACATACACAGTGACACAGGCAATCGACAAATTCATCCCGGATGTGTACAGACATTCAAGGGCGATTCCCGGAAGATACGATTATATCCCAGCGGACTCAGCTGCCGGAGTCGTGGTCTATGATGATCTTTTCGTATACAGCCACCATGCAACAGATCCATGCTGCGGAAAGCTGATGAATGCGTTTGATGTGATAAGGCTTCATAAATTCGGTGACAAGGATGCAAGGGCAGCCGAGGGGACAGAGCCTGGGAAACTCCCGTCTTTCAAAGCCATGCAGGATTTTGCTTCTGCAGATGAAGAAGTGAAGAATACGCTTGCCAGGGAAAGACAGGAGCTGGCGGTACAGGAATTTTCCGCAGAGACGGATGAGGACTGGCAGAACAAGCTGGCACTTGACCGCAGGGGAAACATTAAGGATACACTGCAGAATATCGCACTGATCATCCGCAATGATGAGAACTTTAAGCACATCGTGTACAACGAGTTCAAGGATACCATTGATGTCATCGGTCCGCTTCCGTGGAAACAGGTAAAGCCCGGATGGAACGACTCTGACCTTGCGAATGCAAAGGTGTATTTCGAGAGGGTGTACGGGATCTGGTCACCGACCAAGTTTAAGGATGCACTGCTTGCCGTGGTGTCATCCGACAGGCTCTACCATCCAATCAAGGACTATTTTGCAACGCTTCACTGGGACGGACAGGAGCGTATCGATACACTGCTCATCGACTACTTCGGTGCAAAAGACTCACCGTATACAAGGGCGGTCATCCGCAAGACACTGGTGGCTGCGGTAGCACGTATCTATAAGCCGGGAGTAAAGTTCGACTCCATCCTCGTGCTGAACGGTCCGCAGGGAATGGGAAAATCCACCTTCTTTGCAATACTTGGAAAGCAGTGGTTCTCGGATTCCTTATCCATTTCGGATATGAGGGATAAGACCGCTGCCGAGAAGCTGCTCGGAAACTGGATACTTGAGATCAGTGAGATGAACGGTATCCGCAAGACGGAAGTCGAGGTAGTAAAGTCCTTTGTCACCCGTCAAGATGATAAGTTCCGTCAGGCATACGGGGTCAATGTAGAGTCGCATCCAAGAAAATGCATCATCGTGGGAAGCACCAACTCCGAGGGCGGATTCTTACGTGACGTGACAGGAAACAGAAGATTCTGGCCAGTGCATGTGCCGGGGACAGGAAAACACCATCCGTGGGAGCTTGACTGTGTCGACCAGATCTGGGCAGAGGCAATCCATCTGTATAACGAAGGCGAGGAGCTGTTCTTAAAAGGTGCGGAGGCAGAGGAAGCATACAAGATGCAGCAGGAGGCAATGGAGTCGGATGACCGTGAGGGCATCGTGCAGGACTATCTTGACAGACTGCTGCCGGACAACTGGGCATCAATGGATATCTATCAGAGAAGGGCATTTCTTGGCGGAGGAGAGTTCGAGACGGTCGGTGTCAAAGGAACGGTCATGCGTGAGCGTGTGTGCATCATGGAGATCTGGGTGGAGTGCTTCGGCAAGGAGCGCCAGAACTTAAAGAAGGCGGATTCCTATGAAATCGAAGGCATTTTGAACAAGATCGGGGGATGGAAGAAATATGATTCCAATACCACGGGCAAGACCAAAGTCCCCCTTTACGGAGTGCAGAAGACTTTTGTGCGGATGAATGAGAAACCAGAGGAAACCCGTTAGGCGGTTTCCGTGGTTTCCCAGATGCAGATGGGCAACGGTAGTCGGAAACCGTGCTGACACCTTGGAAAATAAGGGGTTGCGGTTCTTAGTTTCCCAGTTTCCCATTAAATCCAGTTGAGAATTAAAAATAAAGATAAAAAGAGCAATTCATGTATATATGCGCGTATAGGAGTTAAAGGCATATGGCAACCGCAATCGGCAAAGGAGGTATCTGGTTTTGCTAGAAAGTACAGTAGAGAGACATTTGAGGGAAGAAGCTAAAAAGCGGAAAGGCATGGCTCTGAAGTTCGTATCACCCGGTATGAATGGAGTGCCTGACCGCATCGTCCTGATGCCGGACGGGAAAATGGCATTTGTGGAATTGAAAGCACCGGGGAAGAAGCCGAGACCGCTTCAGCTAAAGAGAAAGAGGATGTTTGAGAGGTTAGGCTTTCCCGTTTATGTAGTTGATAATATCGAACAGATTGGAGGTATCCTTGATGAAATACAAAGCACATGATTATCAGCAGTATGCAACAGATTTTATAATTGAACATCCCGTGAGCTGTCTGATTCTTGACATGGGACTTGGCAAAACGGTCATCACGCTTACGGCACTGTGGCTTCTGCTGTTTGACTATTTTGAAGTAAGACGGATTTTGGTGATAGCACCGAAGCGTGTGGCAGAGACCACATGGCCGGCAGAGATAAAAAAGTGGGAGCATCTTTACGGCATGACATTTGCCGTGGCAATGGGAACTGCAGAGCAGAGAAAGGAAGCACTTCTGTCAGGAGCCGATGTGACGATCATTGGAAGGGACAATGTTTCATGGATGACAAAAAACATATTTTTTGATTTTGACATGGTCATCATTGATGAGCTGTCAAGCTTCAAGTCCCCGAAGGCGCAGAGGTTCAAAGACCTGAAAAAAGTAAGGCCGATGGCAAAACGTGTGGTCGGGCTTACGGGAACACCGGGAAACCTCATGGACTTATGGGCAGAGATTGGAATCCTTGATATGGGTCAGAGGCTTGGAAGATATATCGGCGGCTACCGTGACAGGTTCTTTCTGCCGGATAAGCGGAATCGAGAGATCATCTTTTCCTATAAACCGAGGGAAGGGGCAGAAGAAAAAATATATGAACTAATCTCCGATATCAGCATTTCCATGAAAGCCACAGATTATCTTGATATGCCGGAATGCATAAGCAACCGTGTGACCGTATCCATGTCGGAATCCGAACAGGCACTTTATGACAGGATGGCGGATGAAATGATCCTTGAATACGGGGAAGGACAGGACATTGATGCGGTAAATGCAGCAGCCTTAAGCAACAAGCTCCAGCAGATGGCAAATGGTGCAGTATATGATGAATCCGGCAATGTCCGTAATATCCATGACAGAAAACTGGATGCTCTGGAAGACCTGATCGAATCGGCAAACGGGAAACCGCTTCTGGTTGCATACTGGTTCAAGCATGACAGGGAGAGGATATTAAAGAGATTTCCGGCAAGGGATATCAATACAAAGAAAGACATTGATGACTGGAATTCCGGAAAGATCCCTATTGCACTGATCCATCCGGCATCGGCAGGACACGGACTGAATCTTCAGGAGGGCGGATCGACAATCGTATGGTTTTCCCTTACATGGTCCCTTGAACTGTATCAGCAGCTTAATGCCAGACTTTACAGACAGGGGCAGAAACACACGGTTGTCATAGAGCATCTGGTAACGGATGGGACGGTCGATGAGGATATCCTTCATGCAATCGAGAGGAAGGACAATACACAGAATGCAATGATAGAAGCGGTAAAGGCAAGGATTGGAGGTATGACGGATGACGGCAGAAGTAATGATGAAGGAATATAAGAACATGAAAAAGGAACTGACCGTGACTGAGTTCCAGCTCCGTCAGTTTCAGGGAGTGAGCGAACAGGACATGATCGATTCCATGCTCTATTCCCATCCGGAAGGGGAAAGGGTGCAGACGAGCACTCTTTCCGATAAAACGGCAAACATAGCAATCAAGTATAAGGCGGCAATGGAACGGGAAAATGACGAGTGGTACGATTTCCTTTTCCACAGATATATGTTCCTGAAAGAAGAACTGGATTTTTTCGAGCATGCAGTGAACGGACTGGATGAAAGACATAGAAGCATTATCACGGATCTTCTGGATGAGGACATGACATGGGACATCATGATGGAAAGATACCATGTGAGCCATACGATGATCGGAAAATACAGGAAAGCAGCATTGAAGGAACTGGATAAACAGTATGAACTGAGGGACAGACAGGTGGAAGCCTTTGTCCTCGGATAGGAGGTTTTTATGTGTAAGCGTGGAGATATTTATTATGTGGATTTTGGAGAAAAAGATGGAAGCAAGCAGGGCGGTGTCCGTCCGGCACTGGTGGTAAGCAATAATAAGGCAAATAAGCATTCACCTGTGGTTACGGTCATTCCGCTTTCGGCAAGGGTGTGGAAAAAGAAGTATCTTCCGACCCATGTGCAGATCCCGCTGAAGAAAAGCAGCGGTCTGAATAAACCGAGCATGGCACTGGCGGAACAGGTGGAAACCCTTGATAAAACAAGGCTCGGAGAAAGAATCGGGGAAGTGCTGGATGACATGGTCATGGAGCAGATTACCGTGGCACTCCAGATACAGATAGGTGCATATGCAGAGTACAATTAAGGCAGTCAGACGGCTGTCTTTTTTGTTTGGGTTATGGTAGAATTGATTTTGATGGGGGTGCATGATGAAGATAAAAATAGATTTTTTTAACAAAAATATTATAGATGCAATCGGTGCTGGAATATATCAGGTATCGATAATGAATAATGGAAAAGAAGAAGTTTTATATATTGGAGAATCCGTGTTTGTGCTTGTGCGTTGCGGGGCGCATTTATTTGAACTTAAGAAGACTCCAGAATATTTCGGTTTTAATGATGAAACTATAAATAATGAGAATATTATCTTGAAATTTGAACTGCTAGAAGCTATTAGTAATATGGCGGATAGAAAACATAGGGAAAAAGAATTGATACAGAAAAAGAAGCCTATTTTACAAAGCGGAATCAGTGACAGAATGAAATCAGTAGAAGAAAAAGTACAGGCACTTACGGCTTTTCTGGAAGGAGAATGATAAATGGCAGAGAAAAGAACAACAAATACTAATGTGACAAGATATGATAAAGCACATAAAAAATTTATGGATAAGCTGAATGTTTTAAAGGATAATGTAAATCATGGTTATGATTCTTTGAAAGTAGTACATAAACAGACGGTAGATTCATCTGTCAGTTTTAAGGAGACTGTAGATAAAGGTCAGGAACAAGAAAGAAAAGATCTTTATGATATTATAAAGACCTCGGAAGATGAGAAAAAAATCCAATGGGCGAAAGAGCGTATTCAGGAACTTGATCGTATCAAGGAAAAAGAAATAGACGGACATAACGAATTTTTGAAAGAAGAAGGAGATACGACAAAAAGAAATATCGTAGGTGGTATGATGCTGATTGCTGTTTCTGCAAAACTTATTTCCAGTAAACAAGTAAGGCAGATGGGCGGGAAAGCTATCAGTTCTGTTGGTAAGAGTCTGCTTCGCTTAAAGAAATAAAAAGGTGGTGTACTAGAGGTTTACTAAAGGTGCACTAATGGTTTACTGACTTTTTAATTTACATCTGCTATGATTAAGATGGCAAAAAAGAAAGGGAGCGGAAACGCTCCTTTTTATGTTGCCGTAAGGCGGTGTCTTTCCAATCCTTTCACACCGCCCGTGTACATAGAAGGGAGGAATGACAGATGCCGATGAAACCAAAGAAGCCGTGCAGACACCCCGGATGTCCGAAGCTGACAGACGGACTGTACTGCGAGGAGCATGAAGCACTGCACCGTGGTGACAGGGCGAGCAGCAGCAAGCGTGGTTACAACAGGCAGTGGCAGAAGGCAAGGGCAAGATACCTGAAGGCACATCCTTTGTGTGTTCAGTGCTTAAAGGAAGGCCATGCGGTGACAGCAACCGTGGTCGATCATATCAGACCGCACCGTGGTGATCCAGTCCTGTTCTGGGACGAGAAGAACTGGCAGAGCCTGTGTAAGCCCTGTCATGATAAAAAGACATGGAACGAGGATAACAATCCAAAGTATCGGTTCTGACGGCAGACCGTGGGGGTATCTGAATCTCTACAGGCTGAACCGCTGAAGACCGATGGCCCCCTTTGCGTGAATTTTCGCAGAATTAAACAGGGGGGATATAAAAAGGGTATGGTAATTTTCGCAGAATGTACTTAAAACACGGCAAAAAGGGGTATTTTCTTTTGCCGGAAAATCAGGAAAAAAGCATTATTTAAGGCTGGAAAACAGTGTAAAAACATTGTTTTTCCGGTCTTTTTTTGTGTGCCGGAAGGAGAGTGGAAAGGATGACGGACGCACAGGCAAAACAGATCAACGAGATGCGGATGAAGGGGATGGGCTATAAAGCCATCGGAATGGCAATCGGACTGTCCCGTGACATCGTAAGGAATTACTGCAAGAGACACAATCTTGCCGGATATGCCACGGTGGTTTCAAAAAATATGAAACTCATGGTGGACGGTAAAGAGGTGTGCCACTTCTGTGGTAATCCGATCACGCAGCCGAAGACCGGCAGACCGAGAAGGTTCTGCTGCGAAAAATGCAGAAGGAAATGGTGGAAGGCACACCCGGAAGCAGTAAAGAAAAGTGAAAAGGCTTCCTACACGCTTGTATGTGAGCAGTGCGGGAAGCCTTTCATTTCCTATGGAAACAAGAACAGAAAATACTGTGGCCGTGAATGTTATTTCCGACACAGATTTTTAGCAGAGGAGGATATGGAAAATGCAGTTTCAGAGTTATAAAATAGCAGACCTTATCCCAGCTTCCTATAATCCGAGGAAGAAGTTAAAACCGGGTGATAAGGAATATGAAAAAATCAAGAACTCCATTAAGGAGTTCGGTTATGTCGAGCCGATCATCATCAACTCAGACATGACCATTATCGGAGGACACCAGAGAGCCACGGTCCTTGCAGATCTCGGATACACGGAAGTGGAATGTATCGTGGTCGATATCGACAAGACCAAGGAGAAGGCGCTCAATGTTGCTCTTAATAAAATTACGGGCGAATGGAACAAGGAACTCCTGGCTGACCTTATTAAAGACCTTGAAGATTCGGATTTTGATGTCGGCATCACGGGCTTTGAACCGCCGGAGATCGAACAGCTTTTTAATTCCGTGCATGATAAGAAGATCACGGAGGATGATTTTGATGTGGAAGCGGAGCTTGCAAAACCGACCGTGGCAAAGACAGGAGATGTATGGCTGCTTGGGAAGCACCGTGTCATCTGCGGTGATTCCATTCTGCCGGAGATTTACGATAAGCTGATGGATGGACAGAAGGCAAATCTTGTCCTGACGGATCCTCCATACAATGTAAATGTTGAGGAGACGGCCGGCAAGATCAAAAACGACAACATGCCGGATGAGGATTTCTATAAGTTCCTGTTTGCTGCATTTGTAAATATTGAGCAGTCGATGGAACAGGATGCATCCATTTATGTATTCCATGCGGATACGGAGGGGCTGAATTTCAGGAAGGCATTCAAGGATGCGGGTTTTTATCTTTCCGGGTGCTGCATCTGGAAGAAGAACGCACTGGTCCTTGGAAGAAGCCCGTACCAGTGGCAGCATGAGCCGTGTCTGTTCGGATGGAAGAAAGGCGGGAAGCACCAGTGGTATTCAGACAGGAAGCAGACCACCATCTGGGAATATGACCGGCCGAAGGCGAGCAAGGACCATCCGACCATGAAGCCTGTGGCACTTATGGCATATCCAATCCAGAACTCTTGCATGAGCAACTGCATCGTGCTTGATCCGTTCCTCGGTTCCGGCTCCACGCTGATCGCCTGTGAGCAGACACACCGTATCTGCTACGGCATCGAACTGGATGAGAAGTTTGTGGATGTGATCGTAAACCGCTACATTGAACAGTGCGGTTCGGATGCGGATGTATTTGTCATCCGTGACGATATGAAAATTTCATATCAGCAATTATGCAAGGGAGGGCAGTATAATGAAACAGATGACCTTCCTTGATCTATGTTCCGGCATCGGCGGCTTCAGGCTCGGTCTTGAAACTGCCGGCCATAAATGCATCGGGTACTGTGAATATGATAAATTTGCAAGAGCCTCATATGAGGCAATGTATGATACGGAAGGAGAGTGGAAAGCTCATGATGTCACAAAACTCAAACCCAGAGATGTCCCCTATGCAGACATCTGGTGCTTCGGATTCCCATGCCAGGACATCTCCGTTGCTGGAAAACAGCGGGGACTGGTCGGAAAAAGAAGTGGAATATATTACAACATTATTGACCTCCTCAAAGGCAAAGAGGAAAGTGCTAAACCCTCATACCTACTTGTTGAGAACGTTAAGAACCTGTTATCGATCAATGCAGGATTCGACTTTGCCTCAGTTCTGTCTGAAATGGACGAAGCAGGGTATGACTGTCGGTGGCAGGTGCTTAACTCCAAAAACTTCGGAGTCCCGCAGAACCGTGAGCGTGTGTTCATTATCGCAAATCTTAGAAGCAGAGGTAGACGAGAAATATTACCTCTCACCGGAGAAAACGCAGCAGCTCTTAACCAGCTTATAGGAGGTATGCAGGGCTACCGTGTTTATGGGACGGACGGCATTTCCGCAACCCTTGTGGGGAATGCGGGCGGTGTCGGGGCCAAGACAGGGCTTTACTTCATCGACCAGAGCAACCATGATCCGAAGATCACGGATACGGCAAGATGCCTGACAGCGAGGTACACAGCCGGGATGACCAACCATACCGCCATGAACTCAGCCGTGCTGGAAGTCCACCCGGTGCTTACACCGGAGCGGATGGAGAAACGGCAGAACGGAAGACGGATGAAAGAGGACGGAGAGCCGATGTTCACCCTGACCTCTCAGGACAGGCACGGTGTGTATGTCTGTGAAAAGGTGGATTCCGTCAAAGTAAAAAATGCCACGAAGGCAGGATATGAAGTGGCACGGGAAGGGGACGGTATCAACCTTGCCTACCCGGACAGTGAGACAAGAAGGGGACGGGTCGGAAAAGGATGCTCCCAGACACTGGACTGTTCCGGGCAGATGGGAACGCTCATGAGGGGCGGACGCATCAGACGGCTGACTCCGAGGGAGTGCTTCCGCTTACAGGGATTTTCTGATGAGCTTTTTGACCGTGCCTCTGCCGTCAACTCCGATGCACAGCTTTATAAACAGGCCGGAAATGCAGTCACTGCAACGGTCGCTTATGCGGTTGCGATGTCACTTCCGGAGTCCAGAAGCTGACATTACATTTTCTTTTGGAAAGTACCATTATCTGCTTGACTATACGGGCATTCAGAGTGATATATGGTACTACCAAAAGGAAAGGAGACCAGCAGAATGGAAATTATTACAAATGCTGAGAACAGGAAAGAATTAGTGAAAGCCTTATCCGGACATTTCGGACAGAGGTCAGAATACCTTGGACCGCCATCCTTTGCATACCGCATCGGAAGCATTACGGTGGACAGGGACGCAAAGGTCATACTTGAAGATGACAGCATGGAAGACGAGGTGAGAAGGGTGCTTTTCCAGAATGACGTGGCAGAAGAGACACAGGAAACACAGACGGAAGAACCGGAAGCGGAGATCAAAATACCAATCGGCAGCATGACACCGCAGGGCATCATCAACCTGATAAATATGATGCATTCCAAACAGTACCTTATCAACAGGGCAGTCGGCAGGGAGTGCATTTCCATAGCAGACAGCCTTGTAAATGCCCTGGCCGAAAGAACCTTCGAAGATACGGAGACGGCAGCAGGGTTCATTACGGAGCAGGGCGGATGCAGCGGTGTTACCTTTGCAGACGGGAACATTGAGTTCACGGGATTTCCGCATACCGATGACATGATGGAATACTGCAGACTTACATCGGCAATGGTAAAGAAAGCATCGGAACAGAAACGTGTGAATCCGAAACAGACCATTGAAGAGAATGAAAAATATTACATGAGGGCATGGCTGGTATCCATCGGATTTGGCGGGAGCGAAGGAAAGGAAACAAGGAACTTCTTCCTTAAGGGGCTCAAAGGACACACGGCATTCAGAACCCCAGAGGATGCGGAGAAATGGAAAGCCAACCGCAGGGCAGAAAGGGGGACAACGGTATGTTCGGAGTAAGCAGACAGACGCTTGAAAGACTCAGAAAAGAATATCCTGCGGGAACCAAGGTGGAACTTATCCGCCTTGATGACCCATACAGAAAGATACCGTCAGGAACCATCGGAACGGTCGAGTTCGTGGATGATGCGGGACAGCTCCACACGGTGTGGGAGGGACACGGTTCTCTTGCAATGATCTACGGAGTGGATGAATGGAGAAAGGCGGATACCAATGAATAAGATAACGACCGTATGTTACGGTAAAGAAGATACATGGGAAACGAAGGAAGCTGCGGAGCAGTTCTTCCTTCAGGCCATGATGGGTTCTGACGGAAGCGAAAGAGACCGATATACTAATATATACATAAAACTGCAGATGGGAATGGACTTCTGCACGGATGACGAATATTAACCAAAAGGGGATGTGATGAGTTGGAAGACAACAGAAAGAAATTAGCGAAATTAAGCAGGGAAGAGTACCGCAGTGTTGTTGCAGAAAGGCTTAAGGCCATAGCAGAACTGCACGATCTTGATACAAAGGTTTTTGCAGAAAAATGCGGAATCAGCACAAGACGAATGGAAAATCTGATGAATGGAACAGCGAATCTGAGGATTCCTGAAATGCTTGACATTTCGGATGCATTTAATGTCGGCATAGAGTTTATTATGGGATGCTACCCGTATCCGCTGCCAATGCCAAAGGATGAAACAGAGGCTGCCGTATATGAACTGGTGGGAAAGATGGATATGGATGAACTGAAGGAATTCAAGGACAGGCTGGGTGAAAAACTGAAAGAGACAGAATCATAAAATACACAATGCAAAGCATGTATTTAAGCAGAATCTTTGTGCAGTGTATGGCGCATATATAACTGGATATATGTGTGCTTTAGAGCGAATATGTACCTACCGAAAGGGAAAAACATACGGAGGTACAAGCCATGAACGAAAGGATTACAAAGCAGATCGAGGAAATGAAGAAACAGACCATCGGAGTTGAGGTCGAGATGAATAATATCAGAAGGGATAAGGCAGCAGAGCTTGCAGCCGCATTCTTTGGAACGGGAAGATTTGAAAACACGGCTTCCAGAAACGGATATTATACATGGTCCGCATGGGATGCAAGCGGAAGGGAATGGAAATTCCAGAAGGACGTCAGCATTGCGGGACCGGATGATAAAAAATGTGAGTTGGTCACACCGATCCTTCACTACGAAGATATCGAACTTCTCCAGGAACTGATAAGAAAGCTCAGACATGCGGGAGCCAAAAGCGATGCCACAAGGGGATGCGGGGTACACATCCACATCGGAGCAAAAGGGCATACACCGCAGACGCTCAGAAACCTCGCAAACATCATGGCAAGCCATGAAAGCCTTATTACAGACGCTTTAAACCTCGACAGAAGAAGGGTGACACGCTACTGCAGAACGGTAGATCCCCGCTTCTTAAAGGAAGTCAACAAAAAGAAACCAAAGACGATGGCAGCATTCGCAGATATCTGGTACACGGCAAACGGTGCAACTTACGGCAGAAGCCAGCATTACAACGACAGCCGATACCATATGCTAAACTACCATGCAACCTTTACAAAGGGGACCATCGAATTCAGACTTTTCCAATTTGATGCCCCGGCAGATGGAAAGCTGAACGGACTGCATGCGGGACAGCTTAAGAGTTACATCCAGCTCTGCCTTGCCTTAAGCCAGATGGCAAAGGAAGTAAGGACGGCAAGCCCAAAACCGCAGCAGACGGAAAATCCGAAATACGCAATGCGGACATGGCTTTTAAGACTCGGATTCATCGGGGACGAATTTAAGACCGCAAGGGAAATCCTTACAAAGAGACTTGCAGGAGACACTGCTTTCAGAAGCGGAAGGGCTGCTTGAAGAGAACAGCCTCCTGCCACCTTGGAACACTGACCGCCATGAGCGGTCTTAAGGTGGTAGAAGGGTGTTCCCTTCAGAAAGGATGGAAACATTATGAAAAGATATTACATTGCTTATGGCAGTAACCTGAACATCAGACAGATGCGGATACGATGCCCTCACGCAAGGGTGATCGGTACTGCAGTCATACACGATTATGAGCTTCTCTTTAAAGGAAGCCATACGGGAGCCTATCTTACCATTGAGCCGAAGGAAGGCAGCGAGGTTCCCGTGGCGGTATGGGAAGTCACGGAGTCGGATGAGGTGGCACTTGACCGTTACGAAGGATATCCGGTGTTCTATTACAAAAAAGAAATAGAACTTGATATCAGGGGCATCCGCACGGGGAAGATACGCAGAAGGAAGTGCTTTGTGTACATCATGCATGAAGAACGGAAGATCGGAGTACCTTCCCTTTCGTATGTCAGCACATGCCTTCAGGGGTACATCAGCTTTGGTTTTGACGAGCATTACCTTTCCGAGGCACAGATAAAAGCAGTGGAGGTGGCAGGACATGAAGAGTGAAACACTGTACATACGGATATGCCCCCGTTGCGGGGCATCCTACGGAAGGACACCCGCCCTTTCAAGGGCAGACGGCAGAACGCTTATCTGCCCGGACTGTGGGACACGTGAGGCGCTTGAGAGCATTGGTGTCGGGGCAGAGGAACAGGAACAGATCCTTGAAGCCATCCACAGGTCGCAGCGGTAAAATCCACAATTTCTCAGGCTGATCTTTGTGTACATTATGATGCTTAAATGACTGGATATATGTACGGTTCAGAGCGAATATGTACCTACCGAAAGGGAAAACAGAGAAAACGGAGGAAAATACGATGGAAACAAAGATCACAACAGCAGAAAAATTAGGAATGGAGCTTTACGGATGCATGAATTCAGCAGTCCTTGACTACGGTGACTACACGGTTGCAGTCTGGGAACACTGCTTTAAGGGCAGCATTGCAGAAGTTTATGAACTGGTCGAAACACCAGAAGAGACAGGTCTTGGAAGATGCGAATGCAGGATTTCAAGGATCGGAAGAAAAGAAGGGTTTGAGGATGCAGGACATGCAATGGCATGGGCACTTACAAAAGTAAAATAGCAGAAAGGGCAGGGAATCCGTTCTCTGCCTGTGTACATTTACACAATGTACCGACAGTATCTTTGTGTACATTATGGCACTGAAATGACTGGATATAATCAGCGTTTAGAGCGAATATGTACCTACCGAAAGGGAAAACAAAGAAAAAACGGAGGTACAAGACCATGAAGAAAATTGAGATTTTTGAAAAAGCCATGAACGAGGGAGGAAGCCTTAAGGATTACGGAATCAACAGTACATTATTTGCAGCATACAGAGACTGCCAGGAAACAGGAAACGATAATATTGATTTCAACGGAGTCATCTGGGATTACGACATTCCGGAAATTGTAAAGGCTTTAAAGGAAAACGGCATCAGCAAATTTACGATAAGCAGTACATTTTCAAGCCTGATCGAAACCCTCGCAGCATTTGAAAAGGAAGGCATCAGGATGGCAGGGCTTACCGAGGTGAATGCAACATACTCGGATTGGAAAACAGGAAAGAAAGCAAGAATTCCAGCAATCAGAATGATACTTTAAGAATAAATACACAAAGCATAGGACCTCTACGGAGGTCTTTTTATTATGTCATTTTTTACTAGGAGGTGAGGACAGTGGCACAGAGAGGAAGAAAACCAAAGCCTACGGCAGTAAAGGTGCTTGAGGGCAATCCGGGCAAGAGAAGTCTCAACACGGGCGAACCAAAGCCAGAGAAAAAGGCTCCGCGCTGTCCGGCATGGCTTGAGGATGAGGCAAAAAAGGAATGGAAGAGGATGGCGAAGCAGCTGGAGCATCTCGGTATCCTGACTGAAATAGACATGGCAGCATTCGCAGGATACTGTCAGGCATATGCGAGATGGAAGGAGGCAGAGGAGTTCATTACACAGCATGGAACTATCGTAAAGACTCCAAGCGGATACTGGCAGCAGGTACCACAGGTGTCCATTGCACAGACCTATCTGAAGATCATGAATAAGTTCTGTGAGCAGTTCGGACTTACACCTTCTGCGAGAAGCCGTATCGTTACGGACAGCGGGGAAGATAAGCAGAACGATGAAATGGAGCTTCTGCTTGTGAAAGGTGGTGCAGGATAATGTTTGATGAAGCAAAAGCAGACCATGCGGTCAATTTTATAAACTGCCTGAAACACACCAAAGGAAGGTGGAGGGGAGTTCCGTTTGAGCTTCTCTCTTGGCAGGATGAGATCATCCGTACCCTTTACGGGACGGTAAAGGAAAATGGGTACAGGCAGTACAACACCTGTTACTGTGAGATACCAAAGAAGAATGGGAAGTCGGAACTGGCAGCAGCCATCGCACTTTATATGACATGCGGTGACGGTGAGTGGGGAGCAGAGGTTTACGGCTGTGCTTCCGACAGGCAGCAGGCTTCCATCGTATTTGATGTTGCAGTGGATATGGTGGACCAGTGTCCGGCACTGAAGAAAAGGATCAAGCCCGTCATGTCCGTAAAAAGACTTGTATATAAACCAACCAACAGCTTCTACCAAGTGCTGTCGGCAGAGGCATACACAAAGCATGGACTGAATGTCCATGCGGTCATCTTTGATGAGCTGCACGCACAGCCGAACAGGGAACTGTTCGATGTCATGACCAAGGGCTCCGGTGATGCCAGGACACAGCCGTTGTTCTTCCTGATCACGACAGCCGGAACAGACAGAAATTCTGTGTGTTTTGAACAGCATCAGAAGGCTCTGGATATCATTGAGGGGAGAAAAATTGACCCGACATTTTATCCTGTGATTTACGGGGCATCCGATGATGACGATTGGTCGAGTGAGGATGTGTGGTATAAGGCAAATCCGTCACTCGGATACACGATTGACATTGAAAAAGTGCAGAATGCATATATCAGTGCAAAAGAGAATGCAGCAGAGGAGAACGTGTTCCGGCAGCTCCGTCTGAACCAGTGGGTAAAACAGAGCACCAGGTGGATGCAGATGGATAAGTGGGATGCCTGTTCCTTTGCCGTGAACGATGAGGAGCTTCTCGGAAGGGAATGCTATGGCGGACTCGACCTTTCCAGTTCCACGGATATCACGGCATTCGTGCTTGTGTTCCCGCCAAGGAATGATACGGAGAAATATGTGATTCTTCCGTACTTCTGGATACCGGAGGATAACCTGAGACTGCGTGTCCGAAGGGATCATGTTCCATATGATGTATGGGCAGCAGAAGGGTGCTTAAAGACAACGGAAGGAAATGTCATCCATTATGGATTTATCGAGCAGTTCATTGGTGAACTTGGCACGAAGTTTCATATCAAGGAGATCGCATTTGACCGATGGGGAGCTGTGCAGATGGTGCAGAACCTTGAAGGTATGGGATTTACCGTTGTTCCGTTCGGACAGGGTTATAAAGATATGAGTCCACCGACAAAAGAACTGATGAAACTGACATTGGAGGAGCGGATCGCACATGGCGGACATAAGGTGCTGCGTTGGATGATGGATAATGTGTTTGTCCGTCAGGACCCGGCGGGAAACATCAAAATGGATAAGGAAAAATCCACGGAGAAGATTGACGGGGCCGTTGCAACCGTTATGGCACTTGACCGTGCAATCAGGAATGAAGGCAGTGACGGAAGCGTGTATGATGACAGGGGCATTCTTGTATTCTGATGCAGCCGTGTATGATTCTGTAAAATCATAATCCGGCTGCATGTTTCTGTGTTAAGATATAGGAAAAGCACAGGGAGGCATTTCATATGCAGGAAGAATTTTTTATGAACAGTATGGAAAAAGACCCCAAACTTAGCGGTGAGCACGGGGCACAGACAAGGAAGTCCCTTGCACTGAAAGCTGAGGAGATCCTCGGACTGGATCTGGAAACAGTGGTAGCGGATGATGACCTAATGTATGATTCGCTGATGAAACTGAAACCGCTTGAGAACCCAAAGAAAAATCCAATGCAGAATGCACTGAGAAAATATTATTACTACAGGAATGGGAAAGAGTTCCCACGACTGAACAATTATCAGAGATAATCAGGAACGGCACTTCTTCGGAGGTGCTTTTTTTGTACCCATTTTTTAGGAGGTGTCACATGGGAATTAAGAGTTTATTCGGATTCGGACAGGCAAGGGATAAGCCTGTGGATAAGGCAGCAGATGCAGGATATTCGTTTCTGTTTGGAAGAACAACAAGCGGGAAGCCTGTCAATGAAAGAACTGCAATGCAGACTACGGCAGTATATGCCTGTGTCAGAATCCTTGCGGAGGCAGTCGCATCCTTACCTCTTCATGTATATGAATATCAGGATGACGGAGGCAAGAAGCTGGTGCATGACCATCCGCTATATTATCTGCTCCATGATGAGCCGAACCCGGAGATGACTTCATTTGTGTTCAGGGAAACACTGATGAGTCATCTTTTAATATGGGGAAATGCTTATGCCCAGATCATAAGGGACGGAGCTGGAAGGGTGCTTGGACTGTATCCGCTCCTTCCGGACAAGATGGAGGTGCAGAGGGATGACAAAGGAAACATCTATTATGTGTATTCCAGAAACAGTGATGAGAACCCTACGTTCAAGGAATATGGAAATATCAAACTGAAAGCCGAGGATGTGCTTCATATCCCCGGACTCGGATTTGACGGACTGATCGGATATTCCCCGATTGCGATGGCAAAGAACGCTGTCGGCATGACGCTTGCCTGTGAGGAATATGGGGCGAGTTTCTTTGCAAATGGGGCGAATCCGGGCGGTGTCCTGGAGCATCCGGGTGTCCTGAAAGATCCGTCAAAGGTGAGGGAGTCCTGGAATTCCGTGTACCGTGGCGTGAACAACGCACACAAGATAGCAGTGCTTGAAGAGGGCATGAAGTATCAGCAGATTGGGATACCACCGGAAGAGGCACAGTTCCTTGAAACAAGAAAATTCCAGATCAATGAGATTGCAAGACTGTACAGGATACCGCCACATATGGTCGGTGACCTTGATAAGTCGAGCTTTTCCAATATTGAGCAGCAGTCCTTGGAGTTCGTAAAGTACACACTTGATCCGTGGGTGATCAGATGGGAGCAGTCCTTACAGAGATCGCTCCTTCTGCCGGGAGAGAAAGGAAAGTATTTTATCAAGCTGAATGTGGACGGTCTGCTTCGTGGGGATTACCAGTCGAGGATGAACGGCTATGCAGTTGGAAGACAGAACGGATGGTTTTCTGCCAATGACATCCGTGAGATGGAAAACATGAACCCAATCCCGGATGAGGAAGGGGGAAACCTGTATCTGATAAACGGTGCAATGACCAAACTTGCGGATGCTGGAGCCTTTGCAAAGACGGATACGGGGCAGCAGAATGTTCCGGCACAGAAAAACAGCGGAAAGAGAGGTAAACGATGAAGCGGAAGTTTTGGAACTGGATAAAGAATGAAGATGAGAGCGTGCCTGACATGGAAAGGACGCTCTTTTTAAATGGCATGATCTCAGATGAAACATGGTACGGGGATGAAGTGACACCGCAGCTTTTCAAGGATGAACTGAATGCCGGAAACGGAAATATCACGGTGTGGATCAATTCTCCGGGCGGTGATGTGTTCGCGGCAGCACAGATCTACAACATGCTCCGTGACTATAAGGGAAGCGTGACTGTCAAGATAGACGGTATTGCAGCTTCGGCAGCATCCGTGATCGCAATGGCAGGAGACACGGTCTGTGTATCCCCTGTTGCAATGATGATGATCCACAATCCTGCGACCATGGCAATGGGCGAGACAAGGGATATGCAGAAAGCAATCGCCATGTTGAATGAGGTCAAGGAATCAATCTTAAATGCCTATGAATTCAAGACGGGGCTTACCCGTGCAAGGCTCTCCCACATGATGGATGATGAGACCTGGTTCAATGCGAAGAAGGCAGTGGAGCTTGGATTTGCGGATAAGATACTCTTTTCTTCCGGTGAGACGGATGAAGAGAAGAAAAAGCCTGAAAAGCCGGAAAAAGAACCGGAGGAAGGCAGTGATGGAGAGGAAGGAAAAGAAAAGGGAGACGGGGATAAGGACAAGAAAAAGAAGTTCCCGTTCCAGCAGGATTCCATGATGTATTCCACCAAGGCGATGAATGAATCGTTCCTTTCCAAGGTATCCCGTGTGGATGCCATGATACCAGTCAGCCAGTTAGAAAAAAGACTGAGTCTTTTAACACATTAAGGAGGATTTCAAGATGAGTAAGATTTTAGAATTAAGAGAAAAAAGAGCAAAGGCATGGGAAGCTGCAAAGGCATTCCTCGATGCCAAGAGAACACAGGAAGGTTTTGTGTCTGCTGAGGATGCAGCCACCTATGACAAGATGGAAAATGATGTCGTAAATCTTGGAAAGGAGATCGAGAGACTGGAAAGACAGGCTGCCATCGATGCAGAACTTTCCAAGGCAACAAGCACACCGATCACCAACAAGCCGGATGCAAAGACTGGCGGTGATACAAAGACCGGAAGGGCAACCGATGAGTACAGAAAAGCGTTCTGGAACGGCATGAGAAACAAGGTGCTGTCCTATGAAGTACAGAATGCCCTTACCATCGGCACGGATTCCGAGGGCGGTTATCTTGTACCGGACGAGTACGAGAAGAAACTGGTGGAAGCACTGGAAGAGGAGGTATTCTTCCGTAACCTTGCAACCGTCATCAAGACATCGAGCGGTGACCGTAAGATTCCAATCGTTACATCCAAGGGTGAGGCGGCATGGATCGATGAGGGCGGTCAGTTCCCTGAATCTGATGACAGCTTCGGACAGACAACCATCAGTGCCTTTAAGCTGGCAACCATGATCAAGGTGTCCGATGAACTCTTAAATGACAGTGTGTTCAATATCGAGCAGTACATCTCAAGGGAGTTCGGAAGAAGGATCGGTACGAAGGAAGAAGAGGCGTTCTTTATCGGCGACGGTAAGGGCAAGCCTACCGGAATCTTCAATGCCACAGGCGGTGCTGAGACAGGTGTGACATCTACCGGAACATCCATCACGTTTGATGATGTCATGGATCTTTATTATTCCCTCCGTGCCCCTTACCGTAACAAGGCGGTATGGCTTTTGAATGATTCGACCGTAAAGGCAATCAGAAAGCTGAAGGACGGAAACGGAAATTATATCTGGCAGCCGTCCGTAAGGGAAGGTGAGCCTGATAAGATCTTAAACCGTCCTTACCGCACATCCATCTATGTGCCGGAACTTGCAGCCGGAAACCGTGTCATGGCATTCGGTGATTACAGTTACTACTGGATTGCAGACCGCCAGGGCAGAAGTTTCAAGAGACTGAATGAGCTTTATGCTACAACCGGACAGGTCGGATTCCTTGCTTCCGAGCGTGTGGACGGCAAGCTGATCCTTTCCGAGGCAGTCAAGACACTTGATATCAAGGCTGCCGGAAAGTAGGGGTGGCAGGATGTTCGTAACGCTTGAGGAAGCCAAAGGGTATCTCAGGGTCGATTCGTCAGACGAGGATGAACTCATCCTCCGTCTGATGGAAACATCCGACCGCCTGATCTTAGACGTGACAAGACAAACCCCGGAAGAACTCAAAGAGTATGGATCTGTTGTCCGTACTGCAGAACTGTATGTTATTGCCTACCTGTATGAGCATCGGGAAGAAGCAGATCATAAGACAATGACGGAAACACTGAAGTATCTGTTTTTTGGAATCAGGAGGGAGATATTCTGATGATAGAACTTATGCGTGAACGGATCATGATACAGAAAAGCAGCACGAAGAAGGATGGGACAGGAAACCATACCCTTGTATGGAGTGACCATTATAAATGTTATTCCTATGTGAATAATCTTTCCGGTAAGGAGTACTGGGAAGCAAAACAGGTCAATGCGGAAACGGAACTTGATTTTGTTATCCGTTACTGCAGTGAGATATCAGCTCTTGATACGGAGCATTTCCGCATTCTGTTCCGTGGAAATATTTATAATATTACGTTTATTGACAACGTGCAGTATAAGAATAAGACAGTGAAGATCAGGGCTGCCCTGGCAAAGAGGTGAGGAGATGGCAGAGAGAAGAACGACCGTTGACGGTCTGGCGGATGCAATCATGGATGGCCTGAAGGAATATGCAGACCTTGCCACGGATACCGTCAAGGATGCGGTAAAGGATGTGTCCAAGACCGTGAAAAAGGATATACAGGCAAATGCCCCAAAACGGACGGGAAGGTATAAGAAGAGCTGGGCGGTCAAAAAGACAGCGGAGAGCAGCAACTCCCTTACCATGACGGTCCATTCTAAGGACAGATACCAGATCGCCCATCTCCTGGAACACGGCCATGCAAAACGCGGCGGGGGCAGGGTAGCCGGAAGGGAGCATATTGCCCCGGCTGAAGAAAGGGGAAATAGGGAGCTGGTGCAGAAGATAGAGAGGGGGTTGCGTTTGTGACGCATGAAGAAGTCATGGCAGTGATGGAAGAAATCGGACTTCCATATGCCTATCATCATTTTGCGGAAGGGGAATCCCCTGATCCGCCCTTTGCAGTATTCCTGTATCCGGGAAGCAACAATTTCTCTGCAGACGGGAAAGTCTATTTTAAGGCAGAACGTCTGAACATAGAAATCTACACGGATATAAAAAATATAGAACTGGAAAAGCAGACAGAAGCCGTGCTTGACGGGCATGGCATTTTTTACGAAAAAAGCGAAGTATGGATCGAATCTGAAAATCTGTATGAGGTGCTTTATCAGATGGAGGTATAGAAGATGGCGAATAAAAAGAATAAAGTCAAATTTAATATCTGCAACGTGCATTACGCACCGATTACGGTTGCAGAGGAAGGTACGGTCAGCTTCGGGACACCCGTGCCGATGCCCGGTGCGGTATCCATCAGCATGGATCCGACCGGAGAGCCGGAGTCATTTTATGCGGACGGCATTGAATATTACGTGATCAATAACAACCAGGGATACGATGGTGACCTTGAACTTGCAATGATCCCAGAATCCTTCCGCACGGATATCTTAAAAGAGGAGCAGGATGCCAATAAGGTGCTTGTGGAGAATGCAAATTCCGAGACAGGCAGTTTTGCACTCCTGTTTGAATTTGACGGGGATATCCGCAAGATCCGCCATGTGCTTTATAACTGTTCCGCATCCCGTCCGACCATTGAGTCAAAGACGAATGAGGAAGATAAGGAAGTGCAGACGGAAACACTGACCATCAAGGCAAGACCTATGGCAGACGGATATGTCAAGGCAAAAACGGGAGATTCCACAACTGAGACTGTTTACAATAACTGGTATAAGAGCGTGTATCTTCCGGCAGCTTCCACGGCAGAGCAGCAGTCAGCAAAATCAACCAAGAGTGTATCATAAGGAGGACTAAGACATGGGTATCAGAAAGGATATAGAAATTGACGGACAGATGGTTGCATTCAAGGCGAGTGCAGCCATCCCGAGAATCTACAGATTAAAATTCCAGAGGGATATTTATAAAGACCTGGCATTACTTGAAAAGAGCATCGGTGACGGAAAAGAAGAATCATCGAATCTTGATATGTTTTCCCTTGAGATGTTTGAGAATATTGCTTTTATTATGGCAAAGCATGCAGACCCGTCCATCCCGGATACACCAGAGGAGTGGCTTGATAATTTCAATACATTTTCAATTTATCAGGTTCTGCCACAGCTTATCGAGCTTTGGGGGCTGAATATAAAAACGGATGTAGAAGCTAAAAAAAACTTCGTCCAACAGAGCGTGAAATGACAACCCCCCTGTTTCTGCTGCGATGCGTACAGTTAGGACTGTCGATGGCAGACCTTGAAATGCTGTCAATAGGACTCATCAACGATATGTACAGTGAGAGCCGGAACGATGACTATAAGTATGCCGAGCTTGCAACACAAGAGGACTTCGACCGTTTCTGATTGAGAACACAGTCGTTTTCTGTTATACTTATCAGCAGAAAACGACTGGGACATTCTCAGTTACAAATTGATGAAATAAAGAAATTGTAGGAGGAATATATATGGTTGGAAGAATTTATCACGTTGGATTAACCGTTTCTGATTTGGATCGCTCGATTGCTTTCTACAGAGATATTCTTGGGCTTAAATTTCAGGGTGAAATCTTTATGGAAGGCGAAGAGACAGATAAAATGTTCCGCAAGGAAAAATGTAAAGCAAGGGTTGCATATTTGAATGGTTCGAAGGCTCTTGAAGCACCACCGATTGAATTGATTCAGTTTGTAGACAGCAAAATCCATAAAGAACAATCAGACTTGTTTACGACATCTATCTCAGAAGTATGCTTTTACACGGATGACATTGATTTTGTTTACAAAACCCTTATCGAAAATCATGTGGAGTGCTTGTCTGAACCGCAGTATTTCGATTTTAGGGCAGATGGATTTGGGGAAAGCAGAGCTTTTTATTTCAGAGACCCGGATGGAATCATTCTTGAGATGATGCAACCACTTTGATGAAAAATTATAAGTACAGGAAAATGACAACTTCCTGTTTGTTGAATTAAAAATGAAATAAAGTTCCAGTAATCATAGAGTGTATGGATTCAATTCCATATGCTCTTTTTCTTTACTTAATTTCAGGAAAAATGCAGAAATCTAATGTTACGAGTGGTATAAAAAAAACTCGCAAGAAAACTCGTAAGAAAAAAAGTAAAAAAATTTGCTTTTGACCACTGTAAAACATGCTCTGAGCGTTTCGTTATATGAAGGAATAATTTTTCTTTCGTATTTCAAAGAAAAGAGGATAAAGAGATGACAGAGAAAAGATGTTATACAGTTCAGGAGTTACAGGAAATCTTAGGAGTCAGCAGACCTACTATTTATAACCTTTTAAAGAAAAAGGAATTTCGGTGGATTCAGTTGGATGGTGGCAAGTATCGCATCTCCAAGAAGAGTTTCGATGATTGGCTCGATAACTTGGAACAGTAAAAAACAGGGTGTTGATCAGGCAGATTTTGTCTGCATCGACATCCTAAATTTTTTTCTGGATTTGAGATATGATATAAGAAAAAAACACTAACACTAAAAAGACAGGAAGTGAAAAATAAATGGCAACAGCAATTATGAAACAAAAAGGAATTCCGGAAATGGACGATGTGGAAGAAATCATTTCGAAGATTTCAGAAGAAAGTCCTTACAAACGGCGTCCAACACAAAAGAGAACCTGGATGACCGTGCCGGAAATGGGAAAGCTGCTGGGATTAAAAAAGACAGATCGATACTGGCTGGTACATAAAAATGTTTTTGAATCTAAAGAGATTGCCGGAAAGATACGAATCAATATTGCCAGCTTTGAAAAATGGTACGCCAATCAGATTAAATATCATAAAGTTACCGGAGAAGAACCGGGAAAAGAATTGAAATCCTGGTCCTATTCCGTTAAGGAAGTTGCGGATCTGTTGAGTGTTGATGATTATCTTGTTTATGAATTACTCAAGAAAAATCAAATGGAAACGGTTATTATCGATTACTGGAAACGAATACCAAAAGAATCTTTTCAAAACTGGTATAAAAGCCAGTCCCGGTATCGAACAATGGAAGACAGAGAAAAAGATGCTCTTCTGGAAGATGCAACAATTACGATGCCTGAGATGGCACAGTTGCTTGGAACAACCAGAAGTGCAGTATATACAATTCTTGATAATCCGAAGTATAGTCATTTTTTTGAATTCATTGTGATTGCAGAAAAGAAAAGGATCACAAAAGAGAGTTTTCAAAAATTC